TAAACGTCTTCATGATGATATTCGTAGATTAAAAGCAGAAGACGATAAAATGAACTATGATACGAGTGGAAAATGACTGATAAAACTATTACAATTGAACTTGATGTTGTTGCTGCCGCTACGGCAAGACAAATCCTTTTTGATGCACAGAAAGGATATAGTTATGAATATCCCCCTCAACGGATTACTGTTGTTCGTGATGTAGTCAGAGTATTTGATGAAAAGATTGGAGAAGTAGTCGATGAGTGATAAACCAATTACAGTAGAAGATTACAGAGAACATTCTAAAGAGTTTTTCGATAAGTATTTCTATGTTGCCGGAGAACTTGGTGAAGGTGCCAAGGCAGAAGATATTCTAAAGATTATGGAATCTCTTGCCGGAGTGGTAATGAAGAAACGAGCAGAAACTAAAAAAGTTTCTCTGGGATTTAATAAGGATAAGGAAGAAGATGAATGAACCAGAAATCGTAATGTATGATGACTATTTCTTCCTTGAAGAAAGATTTGGTCTCTGGCACAGCGTATCAAAGGATCGAAAACCATTAATTACATCTCTTACAAAAGAAGAATGTATTCATATGACTCGATTTTATTTAAAAGGAGAACAAGAAGGTTGGCCTGAAGAAAGTAATCGTGTTATTAATAATGGCGTCGTGGATGGTAAACTTTAATATCATCTTTATTTTAATAAATATTTAAAAAAAAGATGTCTCTCAATATTCGACAAATTGAGGCAACACTTAAAAATTTAGGATTTATAAATCTCAATATTAAGAGTAGAAATAGAATATCAATTCTTACTAATGATGATAGATCATCTGTTTTGAGACAAGTTGCTTTGGCATTTTCTAAAAGGGGTGCAGTATATTACCCATTTTATACTACTTCTTCTGGCGCGGCACCTTCTTCTGTAGGAGTTGTTTTAGTTGATAATAAATTAATATTTGCCAAACCTTTAAATAAACAAGGATTTAGATCTGCTGGTATTAGTAGTGAAATTGCCTTTTTAAATGCAATTAATCAGCATTTGGATAATGGATATGGTCTTTATCATACAATAACCATAGTTTTACAGGGTGGTGGCAAAAGAATTGTTATACCTAAAGTTTTAATCGCTCAAGAAACAGTTCGTTCTGGCAATCTCAAATCTGATATCATATTAATTAGGGATGGATTGCCAAATTATCCAATATCTTTAAAAAAAGTAAACGCGGAATTTTGGGATTCTTCCACTAATTTATATGCATATAAAGCAATATCAATATTACAAACACTTGAACAATCTGGAGAAACTAATATCACAAGAACTGTTGGAAATAGAGTTGATTTGGGCAGTAATATTGGAGGAATTGCAGTAAGAGCAAATGATGCTGAAGCAAGAATGTTTGTTTTTGGTGCAGACATTGAGGGAAATGGGAGTGTAATAAAACAGACATTCTCAGGGAATAATCATATGAATTGGAATGATGAAACCTTGACACTAACTATTTCCTGTAATAAAATATATGAAACTTTGCAGGATGTTAGAAACAGTTCTGATGATCCATATATGCTTATTAAAAAATCTACAGGTTCTCCGGGGTTTGGTGCTACTAGAGAATATTCTGGATTAAAATTTCATGCGGTTTTTAAGAAACGTATACATGGTAATGTTATTACTTATTTGAGAGAAAATTTTCCTGGTTAAAATTATGAATTCGCAAATTATTGAACTAATAGGATCTTTTGATTCGGATACAAAGATTTTAAATGATAGATATAATCAATTTCTATTATTTGTTCATTTTACTTTTGATAAAAAAATTCGTAATATAAAATCTCAGAAGTTAAAAGATAAATATAAAAAAATAAAGAATGATGTACTTCAATATATTTCAACACATAAAGAGGAGATGATTGAAAAATTAAGATGAAAAAATTAAATCAATTTTTATTAGAAGTTCCTGAATTATCTGATAAAAAAGGACAAAGATTAATATTAGATCAAAAAGAGTTGAGAGAAAAGTATATTAATGGTGATTTGTTTAATGTTGGTGATTTAGTTAAGAGTAAAGTTACTGAGCAAATTGGTAAAATTATTAGAAGAGGTACAAATTATTTAATTTGTGTAACTGAAGATAATATAATGTTTAAACCTTGGATTAAAGATGTTTCTGAGACTATTGTTAACGGAACTAAAAAATCAGGAGTTCCATCTAATCAAAGATTAGTTGGTACAGATGATTATAAAAAATATACTCAGACAATGGTTCCTGGAAGTTCTTGGGGAAAACAATTCCTAAATAAATATAGAAAAAAGTAAGTAGAACAAAATCTCCCGATGGATAATCAAGTATTTGAAGATGTTCGTCGTCCAAGACGAGGACATGCTGCAGGAAGCACTTCTATTGAACAAGCAGCATCTCAACTTGCTTCTGATATAAAATATAAAGTTCAAAAAGAACTAAAAGCGACTGCTGGTGCTAGATTAAGTCCGGCACAAGTTACTCAACTTCGTTTAAGGAGATTAGAAGCATCTCCTGCCCCTGGTCCCGTTAAAACTTTGGCAAGAAAGAAGTTAATTGGAGAAAATTATGATTATGTTGATGTTGATATGATGGTAAATGATAGTATAACTAATGTTATGGAAAAAGTTTTCAATCAAAAGAATATTGATGAAGAAGTTCAGGAAGCTAGATTTAAAATAAGAGTAACTGATAGAGCAACAAATAATACTACAATAAGAAAGAATGTAAAAAGAGCAAAACTTGATGATCTAAAGAGAAATCCAAAAATTTCTGTTGAAATTATTTCAAGAACTGATGGTATTGATCGTGATGGGGATGGTAAAGTGGAAAGTTCTTCTAAGGAACATGCTGGTTTAGTTCATAATGCTATTCAAAAAGCAACAGGTGGAAATCCTGATGGTAGAGATACTAGAAAGGAAGAATTTATTCGTGAAATAAGTGCTCAATTATCTAATGATGAAGAAAATAAAGAAATTGATGTTCTTCCTAAAGGTAAAAAATTTGAAAATAAAGTTGTAATAAATCCCAAATTGGGAGAATCTAAATTGGATGAAGGTTCTGAACCATGCGAAAAATGTGATGAAGTTCATGAAGGTAAATGTGATTCTAAAGATGAGCGTTCTTCGGTCACAATGGTTGATTTAGTTAAAAATAGAATGAGAGCAAAAGGTATTAAAATTGCTGGAGGTTCTATTGCACCAAGAAATATGAAAACAGCAGAACTTCCTCCAATGGGAGAATATTTTAAAGAAGACTAATTCTATCTTTTTTGAAAAAATGTCTATATAGGATAGACATTGCTTTAAGATCATGCTTACATTCCTTCTTCCATTAGCATCAAAGGTTATTTCTGATGCCGTAGCAAAGATTCCAGAAAATGAAGAACTGGGTGAAAAGTTGATTGATATTTGTTTGGTTATTCTTGGTAAGGCAGTAAAACTGACTAAAACTGATATGGATGATAAACTACTTGAAGTTGTTACTAAGGCAATTAAGTCGAGAGAAGAATAATATTAGGAGACCTTAAGGTCTCCTTTTTTTATAAATATCTGTATAAAAGATTATAGGTAAGGGAACATGGCTCTTTGGGGCGACTCAGATTCTTTATATTCTACAGGTACTGTTAGTGTAAATACTGGCGTAGATCCTGCAGTTGCAACTTTTGCTGGAGGTGCAACTCTTCCTGCAGCTGGTACTATTGAAGGTGCTGTTCTTACTTGCAGCGATAAAGGTAGTGCTGTAATTTTAGAACGTACAGGTAATACTACCTGTACTTTAGTAGGTATTGCTGGTCTTACTGCAGCTGTTAGTGGACAGACTTATAATATTTCTGAACAACCAAAATATCTTCCAGATGATCCTAACTGGGATGGTGATGAAATATTTGGTGTAAGTGAAGCAGAACAACAGACTGCAAGAACCAATGATTCTAAGTATAGACCTGCTCATGCTGGATGGGTTGGTATTACTTCATACACTGATGATAGAGGTAATTTGAGAATTAAAACTGAAGTGTTTGTTGCTGGAAGTAATATTACTAGTGACGCTGCTGATGATGTAATTTTACCAGATAGTTGATAATATAGGATAATGTATGAGATTTGATGAATTGAATGAGAGTAATTATTTACTCTTTGCTATAAAATTCTATGATAATCCTCAGGCAGTTACTAAGGATGATTTTGAAGATGATCTGAAAAGAATTAAATATATAAAAAGACTTTTAAAAAGATATAAAAAAGATGGTGAGTTAAAAACGCATTTGATTTTAAATCATCTTACTGTTTTATTCAATGTTTTTAATGATGCTACTGTTCCTCTTTTATTTTACAATTTAGAAGAGGAACTTTGGCCATCTATAAAAAGTTTTTTGGTATTTTTAAATAGATTGCCAGAATATCCTAAAAGTGAAATTAATATTATAGAATTGGATCAAAATTGTCTCCTTCAGTTAAAATTAATCTAATGGATATTAATAAAATAATAAACATAGTTAGAAATTTAAATGAAGATGTACCGACAAATTCTGTTGGTGGTGGACATATTGCGGGAACTGCCGAAGCTGGTGATGATCCCCCTGTAAGAAAAAAGAGACCTACTATAATTGCTAGAGGTAAAATGCCTGGTGCTAGAAAGAGATGGATGGATAATGGATGACGCTGGTGTAAATGGTGCAATCTTGGAAAGATTGGAGAGAGTAGTAGAGTCTTTGCAGGATAACTCTGTAAAGATGGGACAGTTACTTGCTGTTCATAATGAGAAATTAGAAAAGCAAGATAGAATCGATGCTGTACTCTTTGAGAAAGTAGAAAGCGTGCACAGAGAAGTTAATCGCAGAGCAGAAGAGATAAAGAAAGGATGCGAAAGAGATATAAGAAAGATTGATGATAGACTTAGATTGATGGAAAAGAAGATGTGGTCCATCTTCGGTGCTCTGACTGTGATATCTTTTATGGTCAGTGTGCCAGGTCAAAGAGTGTTATCAAATATCTTGACTTCATCACCTCAGCAGAGTATAATAGAGAGACAGTAATAGTCTCGGTATGGATCTAGTTGATTCAAAATACATTGGTCTGATTTCTTCTAGACTCCAAAAATTTAAAAAAGTCAAGGCAGATTTATATAATTTTCGTTGTCCTATTTGTGGCGACTCACAAAAAAACAAAAATAAGACACGGGGATATCTCTACCAGGTCAAAAATAACACCAACTTCAAGTGTCACAATTGTGGTGCCAGTATGTCTCTCAATAATTTTTTGAAGACATTAGATCCTACACTTCATAAGCAATATACACTTGAGAAGTTTAAGGAGGGTCATACTGGCAAAAACTTTGTTGTAGAAGCGCCAAAGTTAGAATTTAAAAAACCAGTATTTAAGAAATCGATTGATCTTCCAAAGGCATCAACTAATCAAGTTGCCAAAGAATATCTTGAGAATAGAAAACTTGATCCTGATAAGTTTTACTATGCCGATAAATTTAAACATTGGACAAATAGTCAAAAAAGAACTTTTGATAATATAGGTAGAGATGATCCTCGTATCATTATTCCGATGTATGATGAGAAGAAAAATCTAATTGGATTTCAGGGCAGAGCACTAGATAAGTCTCCTAATAAATATATCACCATAATGATTAATGAGGAGGCACCAAAGATATATGGACTTGAAACAATCAATACAAAATTACCGATCTATGTGGTTGAAGGACCCTTCGACAGCACTTTCATCGACAATAGTGTCGCTCTGTGTGGGAGCGACGGTGACCTGGGTCATCTTAAAGAAAGCGACCTTATTTTTGTTTATGATAACGAGCCCCGCAATCGAGAAATTGTTAGAAGGATTGAAGGATGCATCAGCAGAAATGAAAAAGTCGTCATCTGGCCAAGCAACGTAATAGAAAAGGATATAAATGATATGGTTCTTGCTGGACATGATGTTCAGTCTGTGTTAAAATTGAATACCTACTGTGGTTTAGAAGCAAAAATTAAGTTCAACAATTGGAAAAAGATATGACGAATGGTACTAAAGTTGTTAAGAGGAATGGAAATA